TTAACTCGTAAGGGTGAAAGAATAATGCAACCAAATTTCGGTAGTGGTTTACACGAACTACTATTTGAACAAGCAGATGACCAACTAGAACAAAGATTACAAGAAGAAATAACCAACACAGTAAACTTTTGGTTACCCTACATTTCTATAAGTGAAATCGAGGTAACTATGACTGATGAAATGAAAGATAGAAACAGAGTAGATATGAAAGTTATATTTACAGTTGGTAATACATTTGAACCACAAGAAGTAACATTTACAGTAGAAGGGTAATAGAAATGGCCTTAAATAATTTAGTAAGAAAAGTAAATAATGGAAGAGATATAAAGTATCTCAATAAAGATTTTGCTCAATTTAGACAAAACTTAATTGAATATACTAAAACTTATTTCCCACAAACTTACTCTGACTTTAATGAGTCATCACCTGGTATGTTGTTCATTGAAATGGCATCATATCTTGGTGATGTAATGTCTTACTATGTTGATGATTCACTTAAAGAATCATTTATGTCTTATGCAGAAGATAAACAATCTGTGATTGCTTTATCAGAATATCTCGGATATAAACCAAAAGTTACTTCACCTGCAATTGCAAGATTATCTGTTTATCAAACTATCCCATCAACATATAATCCAATAGATGATACCTATGAACCAGATTCTCGTTTTTATTTAAGAATCAAAGAAGGAATGGAAGTCCGTTCTTCAGAAACTGGTACTTTATTTAGAACAACCGAAGCAGTTGATTTTTCAGTTGAAGATGAACGAGAAATTTCTAAATATGATACAGACCAAACAGACGGTTCACCAATATACTTGGTAAAAAAGTATGTAAATTGTATTTCTGCAGAACTACGAACACTAACTACAAATTTTGGTAACACACCTCAACAATTTTCAAATGTAAATTTAGGTGACACTAATGTTATTCAAATTTACGATGTTAGAGATTCAAATGGAAATAAGTGGTATGAAGTTCCATATCTTGCACAAGAGATGGTTTATGTAGATTATCCAGCAAGTCAGTACAATGATATGGATATGAATTCAGTATCAGGTGCACCTGCTAATGTTTTAAAACTTATCAAAACATCTCGTAGATTTACCACTAAAATAAACGAAGATAATTCAACATCATTAGTCTTTGGTGGTGGAACTGCTACAAACGATGAAACCTTAATACCAAACTTTAAAAATGTAGGTCTTGGATTGCCTTCATCAATTGATAGATTGGGTGCATCATTTGACCCATCAAATTTTTTAAAGACTACTTCTTATGGCCAGGCACCAACTGGTGAATTTACTATATCTTATTTAGTTGGTGGTGGTATTTCTTCAAATGTATCATCTGAACAATTGGTACAAGTTGATAGAATTGAGTTTGATGAAGATATTTCCATTTTTACTCCTGATGAGTTAAGAACTTATAATAGTACAAAAGCATCAGTTGCTGCAGATAATGAAGAACCTGCAAGGGGTGGTAGAGGTGCAGAAACAATAGAAGAAATTAGACAAAATGCATTAGGTAACTTTGGTTCTCAAAATAGAGCAGTAACTCGTAAAGACTATGAAGTAAGAACTCTTTCTTTACCTGCAAAATATGGTTCTATCTCAAAAGCATTCTGTGCACCAGATGGACAATTGGATAACAATTCACCACAATCAATTTTAAACAGTCCTGATACATTAGAAGAATTTACAGGTTTAATTCAATCATTAAAAGATAAAAATGTAACAGAACAAGAAATTAAAAATGAATTAACAAGATTTTTAAAAGGTAAACAAAGTGATGTAAGTGAAAAAAATAATCCATTTGCAGTAAACCTTTATATCCTTGGATATAACTCAACTAAAAAACTTGCAACTTTAAACAGAGCAGTAAAAGAAAATTTAAAAACTTATTTACAAGAGTTTAGAGTATTAACCGATGGTATTAACATTATCGATGGTTTTATTATCAACATTGGAGTTGAATACGAAATTCGAGTTTATGGTGGATATAATAAAAGAGAAGTTCTTACCAAAGTTCAACAAGAACTATCTAATTATTTCAATATAGATAATTGGACATTTAATATGCCAATTAACATATCTGAAGTTGAATTAATTATTGCAGGAGTTGAGGGTGTTCAATCTGTTCCAAAATGTGAGATTGTTAATAAATGTAGAGCAAATAATGGTAGAGATTACTCACAATATTCTTACAACATAAAAGAAGCAACAAAGAACAAAATGGTATTCCCATCACTTGACCCATCGGTGTTTGAATTAAAGTATCCAAATAGAGATATAAAGGGGAGGGTTGTATAATGTATTACTTTTTAACCGCTTCTAAAGATTCATCAATCTACTTACAGCAACCAACCCAAAATACTGGGTTAGATGAGGTATTAGAAGTTTCTAAGACTTATTATGGAAACTTAAAAGATGTTGCACATTCTTTAATTAAATTCGAAACTTCACACTTATCAACACTTATTTCAAGTGGTGAGGTTACTATGAGTTCAGCTGAACTTATTTTAAGAGAATGTGAATCATCTGAAATTCCATTAGATTATACTTTATATGCATATCCCATTTCTCAATCATGGGATATGGGAATTGGAACTCGTTTTGATGATATCACAACAGATGGAGTTTCTTGGAATAAAAGAACTACAACTGATAATTGGTTGGGCAATGATTTCTCTGAAGGAACATCTGGTTCATTTAATGGTAAAGGTGGTGTTTGGTACACTGGTTCGGTTGTAACACAATCCTTCTCGTATGAAACATCTGATATTCAAATGGATGTTATAGAACCAATGAACTCTTGGTTGAGTGGTTCGATTCCAAATGAAGGTTGGATTATAAAACATTCATCTGCAGTTGAAAATGATGTAGATGATTATGGACAATTAAAATTCTTCTCAAAAGAAACGAATACTATTTACCAACCAAAAGTTAGAATTGGGTGGGATGATTCATCATTTGTAACAGGTTCTTTAACTGCACTAACTTCAGATGATATTCACATAACATTTAAGAGATTAAAGACAAGATATAAAAGAGGAAGTAAACCAGAAATTAGAGTTTTTGGTAGAGAAAAATATCCTCTTAAATCATATCAAAATCAATACTCTTATACAGATTTAAAATATTTACCATCTACAACATACTATCAAATTAAAGATGTAGTAACTGATGAGGTTATAGTTCCATTCTCAGATTACACAAAAGTATCTTGTGATTCTAATGGAAACTACTTTAAACTTAATTTAACTAATTGGGAATATAGTAGAGATTACTACATTGAAATAAAAGTTGATAGAGATGGTGTAATTGAATATTTTGAAGATAAAGACTTAACCTTTACGGTAGAGAAATAAACATGAGTTTAAGAGATAGATTTAGAATAGATGAACTTTCAAAAGTTGGTTCAAAAGCTGTACCAAGAGATGGTTCTGGCGTTATATCTGTGCGTAAAGTTGATAATAAAGAAATAAAACCAGTTTCTACATCAAGTATATCATTACCACCTGCTCCAATCTCCACTCCACCAAAACTACCAGGAAATGAGGAATTTCCTCAACTACCATTAATAGGGAATAAAACAGAGTTACCACAGCCTAAAAAAACAATACCAATAACAAAAGCTGATACGGTAGAACCAATAATACAAACTAATCCAAATCAAGAATCGTTTTCAGGTGAAACTACAGGTTACTTAGAAAGACCTATCTATAACGAAAACGAATTAAAATTAGCTATTGATGTTAAGGTTGATGAGTTAATAAAAAAGAAAAAAAGAGACCGTGGTGAATTTGTTCGTAAAAGTTTATATGATTCAAAAACAGCCGAAAATAGACAACTAAATAACCAACTTTCAGAAATACAAAATGAAAATTCAAATTTAGAAAGTCAAATTGCATCATTAGAATCAACAGTATCTTCATTAGAATCTCAAGTAGAATCGATTCAACAAGAATTGGTAGCAAAAGAACAAGCACTGCAAGAAGTATTACAAAATTATGAAAAAACAGTTGGAGATTTACAAACTGCTGTAATAAATGGAACTAAAGAAGGTATTGAACGGGCATCACTCGCTGCAAGAGTTCAAGGATTGGGTGCTCAAAGAGATACTCTAATTCAAGGAACTAAAGCACAGGCACAAACAATTAATACACTTCGTGATAATATTGCAGCACAAAGAGAAGCATTTCAGGCATTGTTAAATAATCAAATACAAACAATTCAATCATTACAACAAACAAATGCAAGATTAGAAGAAACAATAGCTACAAATGAATCACAATCCACAACAATTTCTGCATTAGAAGCAAGTGTTATTCAAACAAATGATGCAATACAAGAAACACAGACACAGTTACAAGAAGTACAAGAAGCTGAAGAAGAAGAAAGAAGTGGAACTTTCTTTGGAAATTTATTTAGATCATTAAATCCGATTAGAAGAATTTTTGGATGATAACATAAAGAACTAAAATGGCAATTAAGAATTTTAAAAAAATAGAAGAACGAAAAGGGTATTTGGTCGAAGATGATGACAGACAGATTTTCGAAAAGGAAATAGGTCGTTCATACTTTGGACTTGGTACTGCTGATATGATAGAGTTCATTCTATATGATTCTAATGATAACCCATTACCACAAGGTGATAGTGGTAAATTAGTTCGTTATATTAATTTAAATGATGGAGAGGCCGAAAAGTATTTTTTAATTTCAAGAAACGAATTTACCAAAAAGGCAAATGATGCACCCGAGATGGTGTTTGATTTAGAACAACTCATACGAGATGCTGGTTATAATGTTGGTGTTTTCAAAACTCAATTAACTCTTTTAAATCGTAGAGCGGGTAAAGAAGAAATAGATAACGATAAATTGTGGATACATGAAATTTCACCATCAAGAACTGAAATTCGCTTATTACCAATAAAAAATACAGATAATCCAAGTGAAGATTTATTAAGAAGATATGATACTTTTGTTAACCAAAAAGAATTTAGAGATGATACAATATATTTTGTTGAAATATATGTTCAATCTTTAGATGTACAAAGAATCTTTGATAGATTTTTAAGAATTAGAGGAGCAGTTGCTTCGGGTCAGCAATACATTTCCTTAATTAAAAATGAATTTAAAATAAATTCAGTAGAGGAATTTTTTGCAACTATAAAAAGTAAAGTTGTAGAAGCAATGCTTAATTTTGCAAGAGGAAGGAACTATCATATTACTGATATAAATTATGGACAACCTGAACCAAGTATAGATTTGGTTGAACTATCAATAGACCAAATTAAAAGAACTGTATCAGAA